TAAAGAATTGGTAAATTCTGTTTGATATTCAGCAGCTGTCTTAAAAGATGCAGACAACTTTTCATTTTCTTTTTGCATTGACTGCATTGCACTTACATTAGTATTTAAAGAATCATGATTTTGACCAGCACTGCTGCTATTTTTAGTAAAATCTTTTAATATTTTATGTATATCTCCTAATAACTTTTCAGTGTTTGCCATGAAAGACTCCTGTTGCTGTTAGTGTTAATTATTAATTAGCCGAAAAGTCTTTTTGAAGAATTGCTATTACTTTTTTGTTGTGAAGCTTTTTCTTGCATTTCTTGTCTAGCTGTTTTTTCTTTATTTTCGTTAATTAATTTATCAACAAACCAAACTCTGCGCCAAACAGGCATATTGTAAGCGTCGTAATAACTTATTCCTAGATGCTTAACAAGTGCATATAAGTACTCAATTGAAATTTCTTTTATGTCATGCGTCTGGCCAAAAAAACGAGGCTCCAATCGGCAAGTCGACCTCGCTTTCCTCAAAACAACTATTGCATCTCATGTGACCTTTCATCTCCACAGAAGGCTCTTGCGAGTCCAAGAATCTACGTAGTGCAAGAGAATCTCTAACAGGAAGATTTTTAACAAAGAAAGCAATTTTATTCTTGTCAGTAATACTGTCGACAGACTGGATTACTCTAGAAAGGCGATCTGTCACAGATGAATCTGTGCTCATTCCTTTCTTTTTCTTGCGCTCATTAATAATAAGCATCTCGCTTTCATCATGACCGGTCAAAAATTTAATCCTTACAGATTTTTTTGTTACTGGGAGTACAACCTCAAAAAGATTTTCTCCTGATTCAACAGGCTCGACTTCTAGTCTTTTAATGGGAAGAGTAGAAAGATCAAATTCATAGGTTCCTGTAGTACTGCAGGCGGGGCAAACAACGTCTGTAGTATAGTCAGCTCCGTATCCAGTAATTCGAAGAGCAACCATCAATGCAGTTCTATCACCTGAAATAAGGTCGTTAGAATTAATTCTCTTATCAACTAAACAGCTGTCAATAAGTTTTGTAATCACTGTGCCATTCTTAATGTACGCTCGAGACGTCAAAATATCTTCTTCACGAGCTGTCATTGGTCTAATGTCAAGTGTCTCTTGACCATATAAAGGTGAGTCGACAGGATAAATAAGGCCTCTAGAAGGAAGAGGAACAGACTCAATTGGAATATCTAACCCAAAATCGTCTTTAGCTACGTTGGACTTTTGAATAGGCCCTCGATCAGAAATTTCGTCCGGATTAATAGGTTTGTCAAGATTATTCATTTATATATACTCTCCTAAGATTGTCTTTATATTGTAGGTAATATAATATCTAAGCCAGATGCTTCTGTTAAATTATTTTGTATAGAACTTAACAAATCTGCCAGTCTTATTTCTTCAATAACATCATCAGTTTTACCAAATAGAGAAATAGCAATAGATGATCTTAATATATTTTTTTGCATGTCAAGTCTCTCAATAATAGTTTGACCTGTATTATTTTTTACATAAAAGCTTTTAATAATTCCTCTATCTACGTAACCCTGAAGTAAACTTTGAACATCTATGTTTAACTTAAATGCTATATTAGCTATACTAGAGTTGTTATTAAATAATACTTCAGTCTGAAACAGCAGATATTTTAACTTCTTTTTAATATCTATCATAATTCTTACGTTATGCAAGAATCTATTAAGACTATTTCTATTATTAATTGCTGTATTTGATGAATTTAAAACTATTTTTGCATCTTCTTCAACTAAAAAATTAACACTACTCGACATTGATTTTCTAATTAAACTAGAATAGTCGTTATTGCTTGAACTTGAAAATGTAGAGTTGAGTATTTTTTGAACTTTAATATCACTGGATTCATAATTAGAGATGCTATCTAAAGGAAGTCTTAAACTTCTTGGCATTGCAGATACTAATCTAAAAGAAGGTAAGTTAGTAAAGATCTTTTCAGGAATCACTGAATCAAGAAATGCAGACTCTAGAGAGTTACAGACATTTAAAATATACTTTCCGTTAAAATATGCATTAGTCACGCTATCAACAGTTACATTTTCTCCATCTGAAAGTTTTCCTCTTATATCTTCTTTAATACTAACTCTTCTAGCAGGATTCACTTCCTCAGGATTATACTCATGATAATTAGAATCCAAGTTAATACCATCGCTGTAAAAGTCTGCAACGTTCAAAATAGAAACATATTTTTCTTTTTCATTGCAAATGTTTGCAATTCTTTTATTAAACACATTATGCCCAACTTGAGGAAAAACTAAAGAATCAATTTCAGCGTTTGCATCATCTATCAATATATCATGTGCCAACTCATACGAATCTCTTGTTACTCCACTCGTACTACCGTCTTTCTTTTCGTCTTCTATTTCCCTGATCAATGCTGCTTGATTCAACATATGTTTGTCATGATCTAAAATATTTAAGCCATCAAATCCTCCACATGTAAAGAAATCAAAGTTTAAATACTCACTATTAATACTGTCACCTCCACTATTATGCTTGAGCTCTTCTTCAATGTTTACATATGAAAAAGAACCAGAAGCAATTCCTAAAGAATTAATATTAGAAGGATCTTTACCGTCTCTTCGATACATCGAGTACAACCACTGATTTTGCGCTCCTCCTCCATCAGCCACTTTCTCTTTAAGGATTTTTTCTAAGTGGAAAAAAGAGTGAGTTGGATCAATTTCATTATCTTCTAAGTCTCTAACCCAAACGTTGCTACTAGCTAAGCTGTCCTGAAAGTATTTTGCATATTGTGTAAATCTTCTTATAGATCCAAGCTCATACTCTTTATACTTTTTAACTCTTATAGTGAAAGATTTACTATTAAATAGTTTTTCTTTTATTTTTAAACTAGAAGTATTTTCAAAATTTACTCCCCAATTTTTATCTTCACGAAGTGTAAAGTTATCGTCAGCATTGACTTCGCTGCTATTGTTTGCAAAAAGAAGGTTTGATGCATATTCTACAGGTTTTTGTCGTGTTTTCTCGTTTGAATAAGTCAAGTTTGACGCGTCTATTCTTGGATAAGGATTGAAACCTGCAGGTATTAAATCCCATGAGTCAACTTCGTTGTATTCTATTTTATCATTTACAACAACTCTTAAGTGATTATTGCGAGTTTCATAGATTCCGTCTGTTTGTACTTTGCTTGTTTCTGTACTGTAATACTCATATTTTGTCCCAAAGACTCTAGCAATGTAATCTGGACTATCTGGATTCAGGTCTAGATCTCTATATTGAAGTAGTTGTTTAAAGCTATTGGTTTTTTTGTTGTATTCCCAGACAGTTACTCCAAACTTGGCCCAATCTTTTGTAATTCTATTTCCTGAACGCTGAGGTGATATTCTAATTCTATACCTGTTTCCTATTTCACCATCATCTAGTGCAACAAACTTAAACAGCTTAATGCATTTTTGGTGCATATCAACACGATTTGTTGCTAAACCTTCTCTATTTAAAGGTTGTGAAACAACCCAAGGAGTTTCTGCAGTTTTGTAAGAAGATATAAAATTTTCATAGTCTGGAGTATCATTACTTTTCTGAACAAGAAATACTTTTGTAATATTACTGTTTGCTGCGTCCAGGTTTGTTTGTTTAAAATCTATTTGACTTCCCCAAGATGCATAATTTAAATGACCTTTATGTAAATTCCATCTACTTTCTATGTTGACTTTGTTTTCTTTGTATTGATAGTGTCTTAAGTTTTCTTTATTGAAAGTTTCAACATAACTATACTCAGTATTTTTTAGTCCACTTACAAAAAGTTTAGGCTCTCCAATTTCAGAAAAGTTGCCTATAAGATTGTTGCTGAAAACTTGTTCAGTCAAATCTGCTTGAATATCAACTAAAGATCTTGGCGCTATGTCTTTTTTCTCTAAGAACAAGTTTGATCCGTAAGGAGTAAATAAGCATTCTGTTAAGACTAAACCGCGTTCGGCGTTGCCAGATATTCCTATTTGCTCTAAATAGTCATTGTAAGACGAGATCCTATGCTTAATTACTACGTTACTAACTGTAATTGATTCAAACTGATCGTTTTCTATGACTTGTCCGAGAAAATAAGTTCCACCACTAGATCCACCTGTAGTTGCAAAAGAACTTTCACCTAATTTACCTAATTCTGAGCTTCCGCTAACAATTTGCTCACCAACAGTAAAACCACTTCCAGATCCAGTGCCGAGAACTCTTGTGATTGATAGCTGTTCACCACCTTGATTAAACCACTCGTAAGCAGAGTAATGAGTTAAGTTGTGATCACTTAGCTCTTCTAGTGAGCCAAATTGGTTTTCAAAAGTGTTTAACGTCCCGTCAGGAATATTATCTAGATTAAAGGTCTGAAATGTTTGAGGAACAAAAGCAGGGCCTTTGTGCGTTGAGCCTACTAATCCAAGCGTAATATCAGTTAATGAAGTCTCTTCTCTAGTCTTAAAGACTTTTTGTGTCCGCTCATCGCCATTTAAATTTTCTGTATCTTTATTAGCCATAAAACCTATCCAATTAGTATTTTGTTGTAATTATAAATAGGTGTAGCTTTAATTTCTTGTTAAATTTGTATGTTTATACTAAAATCCCGCAAGAAATAAACCAGCACAATTCTGATCATTTCTTGCGGGATTTGTTCTGTGTTAAACTTTATAAAGTTTTAATTAGTACTGTAACACACAGTTGTCAAATCGAATATCCATTGTGATCTCCATCGGGTTGTCGTCATCATATCCAACGTCACCAAAGTTTGCTGAGGTGAGGAATGCACCCTTGATGTCCCAAAGTTCTACAACTGTACCGACTGGGTCGAGCATTTTAAGTTGGCAGTCTCTCTTATAGAAATCTGCATAACCACTTCGCCCACTTACAGATTCAAAGTGAGTTCGAACCCATTCCATAACCTGTTGTGCGCCACTAGGAGCAATTGGATCGTAAAGTGTTACGTTAATTGTATTAAAAGTAGTCTTCCCAGCAAGATAGCGCGTGCTGTTCATGAAGTTAATTGTTGTCTCGTTTGTTGAATATTGAGGGCGTGCTGCTGACTTAATAAGAAAAGCGTCGATACCTTCAATCGCAAAGATCCATCGATTCTTTCTTTTTGGCTCAAACTTATTTGGAATCATTTCCGTGACTGAAAGTGTCTCTGCCATTTTGTTCTCCTAAATCTTTCTTTAATCTTATATATTAGTCTATTGAGTTAGTTACTACGAAATCAAGTGAAATAAACTCAATAGACTTTGTAGGTTGCAAGTAAATCTTGCCTCTAATAGTGTTGTTCTCAACATCATTCTGAGTCGTTGTTGTTGTGTCAATTTGCACCTTGTAACGCTCAATACCTTGTCTAGCCTGAACGTCTGTCATGATTGGCTCAACCAAGGCACTAAATCTAGCAAGAGTTGATGCTCTATTAGGCTCAAACAAAAGGGAATTAGCGATCGCTTTTACTCTACGACGCAAACTAATTAACAAACGACGAACGTTAATTCGATCCAATGCTGAAGGGTTCTGCATAAGTGTCTTTTGACCGAACGCATATACCTCACCTGCTTTACCTGATGGTTCGTAAATTGGGTTAATGTCCTCGTCGTAAAGATCATTTAAAACGTCACGATTCATTTGAACCTTTGAATTCAAAGCATTAAGTCGTCCACGAGTTAATCCAGCTGGTGCAAACCAAGGATCTGCCAACGTATCATTAAGACTCATTACTCCAAGCATACCAACAGAAGGTGGCACTTGGAGAGGTGATCCGTTTGAAGTTCTACGCATAATAACATCAGGAAAATATGCTGCTGCAAATGATGTGTCGAGCCTTCTTTGCGCAAAGTGTAAAGTAGTACGACCAACGTCTGGCCTATCACTATCACTTAGAATAATGCCACCACTTTCGTCTGCTTCTTCAATATCCATTACAAACATTGCATCAAATCGACTTTCGCAAGCCGTCATTGCATAATCAGTAATAAGAGGATCTCTCAATCCTGGTATTGCTAGCAACTGGAACTCTGTCGCGCTCTTGTCTGCAAGAACATCAATTGCTTTCTTGTATGCAACAACAGTTGGACCAGTAAATTTACTGGCATCAGTCTCATCATTTGCTTCACGGAAAGCAGCAACATTTGTTAATTCTGCTTTTTGCTTGTCAAAAATGTTTAATCCATCAAAACCACCCTGCATTAAGCAGCGGAACTTAAGAAACTTAACGTTT